GTGAGCGGCTGCTGTAACGGTGACTGATTGAGTCGATAGCGTTGCTGTATTCAGTAGCAGATTCGTCCTCTGCTCCTCCACCAGCAGGCCCAGGCTTTCGCCGGTCGTGGGGTTATGGTCAAACCTCGGCACATCCACAGCCGCCGTCTGCAGCGTTCCCGCGCTGTCGATGAAGGTCGCGCTGCTGGCGCGGGTGAAGGTAATCAGGCTCTGCCCCGTTCTGGAGTCAACCAGCGATTTGCTGTCCGCAAAGCGCAGATCAAGGCTTGGCACCGCTTTTGCGCTGCGCCAGAGGGCGTTGTGCACCCACAGGCCTGGCATCAACGCAGCGCGGCGCGATGGCAGTATCAACGTCACAGGCCAGCCTCCAGTGTCACTACCCGCAGGCTGTGAGCAGTGCCGCTGGCTGGGGTGTACGCGCCACGGGTTTCAAGTTCGGCATAAAGGATGTTGCTGCCGGCTGCCAGCTTGATTGCCGTGCCGCAGTAGTCAGATTGCGTGAACAACGTGCTGCCCAGGTCTTGCGGCGCTGAAAGATCGACAAACCCCGCATAGGCACCCACTTCGCCGCTCACCAGATCAAACGCGGCGTTGTCCAGAATCGCGGTGGGAATGGCGGTGTAGAAGTGCAGCCGGAATCCGGCCATGCCGCTGGGCACCGTGGTGCTTGCAATCATCAGGCGCACCGACTGCACTAGCACGTAGCCACCGCTGGGGCCGATGCTGGGCAGGGTGATGATGGCGCTGCCCGCATTGGCGGGCGTGACGCCATCAGCCACACCAATCACATCACCGGCGGTGTAGGCCGTGGTATTGCTGGGGCGCGTGATGGTGACCGCAGCGCGATAAGCGACACCGCTTGCTTCTACTGCAGCCTCGCCGCCGCCCAGAAAGGTGGCCATCAGTCTTCTGTCACCTGGATTTCCTTAGGTTGCCGACCACGGCGGCGAGGCCTGGCCTCTTCCTTTGGCGAGGTCTGCTCAACAGCAAAAGAGGCCGCCTCCGCAGAGGCAGCCTCCAGCTGTTCACGCAGTCGCCTGAACGCGAACAATCCCACTGATCACTTCCGGTAGAAGATGACAGTGGAGCTGGACGCCACGCGGCCAATAAAGGTGGCCGAGCTGGCTGCTGCCACGGTGACAGAGCCGGACACGCTCACGCTTGCACCACCAGCAAATGTGATGGCGTGAGTCGCACCTGCGAGGTTGACGATCGTCACCTCAAAGCACTGGCCGACCATGGCACTGTCGCCCAGCTCGCTGATGATCTCAGCAGCGGTGGCGGTGGTGTAGGTGCGGCCTGTGGATGGGGTCACCGTGATCAGGCTCTCAACGCTCTGGGCAGCGGTGAGGGTGGTGTCAGCGTTGCCGCCGGCCAGCAGCACGCGGCCCTGGGTAGCGCGGCCGAAGTTGGCCTGCTCCAGTTCAAAGATGGAAGCCATCGTTAGTTACCTCAGAAGTTGGGGTTGGAAACGATGCTGACGACACCAATGTTCTTGGTCTCGTAGATCTGCGTCCAGTTGCTGGCCGCTTCCAGCGTGGCGCGGGAAGGGTTCACGCCACCAGAGGTGTAGGACACACCGAGGGGGTGATAGAGATTGTGCCAATGCACCGACATGGCATCGCTCAAGGCGAGGATGTCACGGTCGGTCTCGGTCACAAGGCCCGACTGGGTGCCGGAGGCCATGGCGCCAGGGGTGAACAGGTATGAGGCGAAGTTGGTGCCATCGTTGTTCACGTCGTCAGAGACGATCACGCGCATCCCCATGTAGAAGGGAACGGTGAGGTCGCTGGCAAAGGCTGCGGCCATACTGCCGCCAAACACCGGAGCAATGCCGGTGGTGGCTTCAGTGCCGCCGCCACGTGCCTCATCGTTGGTCACGTAGTCGATCGCCTTGCGCTCTACGAGGTCGTAGAAGCACTTGCTGTGCATCGCAATGACGCTCAGCTTTTCGCCTTGATCGCCAAGAGCAGCGCGGGCTTCAGCCACCTTGCCGGGCGACAGGACAGCCGCTGTTGCGTTGGAGTCGATGGCCAACGCACGCAGCGCACCGGTGGTGTTGCTGGTCAGCGGGCCAAAGACACCGCGCAGGATGGAGAACACATCCTTTTGCTGCTGGTGGCTGATGTAGTCGGCGACCTTGCGGCCAATGGCCTGCATCGGGTCGTCGCCAGCGGCCAGCGCAGCCAGAGTGCGCACTTCCCAAGCGCGACCACGGTGCAGGACCGGGCAGATCTGCTTTTCAGCACCGATCTTGCCGGGGATCAAGCTGGTGGTGTCGCTCAGAACTTCGGCGTCGCCACTGAGGTTGGCGGACCAGGAAGGGACGTTCACATAGTCGCCGCCTTCTGTGGCATTGAGGATGTCCAGAGGTTGGATCACGCCGCTGTTGATGAAGGCCGACCGAGTGGTGACAGCCTCGTCAACGTAGGCAGTGAACACCTCGGGGACAATGATGTCGCTCCGAAGGGTTGCCATGATGATGGTTTAAGAGGATTGGGACGCGGCCACAGGCCTTCACGGGTCAGCACAGCCTTCCCTTACGCTATAGATTACCGCTTGGCTTCTGATTTGAGCTTGGCGTATAGCTCGGGGTTTGTTTTGAACAGGCGGCCCTGTTCGGTGAGGTTGTAGTGCTCAGCGCTGAACGGGTTCTTGGTGCCTGATGGAACAACCGCAGCGCTGCGACTTCCGGCCGGTGCGCCGGTGCCCTGTGGCTTGGGTGCTTTGAGCCGATACTGCGGCAGGCTGGTCTTGGCCCAGTCGTTGATTGGTGTGCGCTGATAGCCATCCACCACAACAACGGTGCCATCGGGCTCGCGTTCGATCTGCTCCGGCTTGAGGCGCAGGCGGATCACCTCGTCAGGGTCGTGAACAATGTCTGCCAGGGCAGCGACCGCAGGGCCGATCAACTTCAGCTCGCGGTTCTCGGCCTCTAAAGCATCAAGGCGCTGCTGCAGCGTGCCTTCGCGCTCGCGGTACTGCTGCTCCAGCTTCTGGCGGGCTTCGCTGTAGTTGCCCTGCTGTTCCAGCTCAGCCTGCTCGGCGCGTTGCTTGAACTCCAGCAGCGCCCGCACGTCGGTGCCATCAGGCAACTCTGCTGCCATCTGCTCGTATTTGCGCAGCTTGCGCTTTTCTTCCAGCAGTTCCTTGTTCTTGCTGCGCAGCAGGTTCAGCTCAGCTTCCAGGGCCGAGGCATCAGGTGCAGACTGCTCCACAGGAGCGGTGTCGTTGTCAGGCATGAAGACCCACAGGGTCAAAGGTGCGGCCTAGGTTGCCGTCACAGCCGGTGACTACCGGTGCGTTCCTGGCGTTCCTGCTCGCGGATCGCAGCGAGGATGTTGGCAACCATGAAGGTGTTGCCGCACTTGTCGGCGATCTCCAGCGCCTTGAGCAGGCGTTGCATCCGCTCGCTCATGGCAGCTGCTGCAGGTTGGCGCTGAGTTGCTGCTCTTGTGCCCCCAGGCGCCGCTCCTGCTGCGCAGCCGTGGCCTCCAGCTCGGCATCCACATCGAAGTCGTCATAGAGCCATTCGCCATCAGCCAGTTGGATCAGCAGCGTTTCCTGAGTGATGTCACCGCCGACGCGCAGCTTGATCAGCTCGGCCACATGCGAGGGCTCCAGCTTGTGCGCCACGAAGTCGTTGTTGACCATGCTGCTGCCCGCTGTGGGCAGGTTCAGGTAGGCCGCATGAAACCGCAGGCAGGTATCAATCAGGTTCTGCAGGCCCAGGGCCACAGCCATCAGCGCAGCATCACCCTGGCTGCGGTCGATGCTCTTGGATTCGGCGGCCTGGTTGGTCATGTTCTGACCGAGCACGGCAGCTAGACCCAGCTCGGCAATCTGCTTTTCAATGCGGTCCAGCTCGGTAAAGCGGGCCTGATAGCTAGTGCCGGTGGGCTCGCTGAACTCAGCGCGTGCGTCCACCGGGAATGCCATGGCTGACGCTGGCCCAGCGTCCAGCTCGTCAAGTTCAGCCGGCACGCCGAACAGGTTGTAGCGGGGAACAGCTGCAACGTGGAGGATGTTGGCCTGATCGGATTCGGCGCGGTAGGCCTTGAGATTCAGCCAGGCCACTTCCTCCAGTGGCGGAGTGGATTCCATCAGGCCGGTGCGGTTGGCATAGGCCACGGCGAAGGGGATCTCGTCAAGCGTGGTGGCGCCTTCGCTGATCAGCTCCCAGTTGCGGCTCTTGGATGCCTGCTTGCGGAACAGACGGAAGCGGCCGGGTTCCAGCACGCGCACCTGCTCGCAGACTTCCTCGCCGAACTCGCCGTAGGGCACAGTGACCCGTTCCAGCAGGCGCAGCTGCGTCAGCTTCTGGCTGCCGCCGATCACATCAGTGCGCCAGCCGAGGATGTCACGCGGCGTGTAGCTGACCCAGTAAGGCCGGCTGAAGTCAGTGACCGGGGTGTCATCGCCCTCGTCGCCGCGTGGGTAGTCCACCAGGACGCCAACATGCCCGTAGCGGATGCAGGTGCGGGCCAGCTCCTGCAGGTAGGCGTTGAGATCGTTGCCGGCTAGGTCTGTGTCAAAGAGGTGCTCCTGGATCGGATCGGGCACGTTGTCGAGGCGCACCGGCTTGCGGCACAGCATCCCGGCCAGCATCTGCTCCAGACGCAGCATGTAGGGCGGGCACACGCTGCGGGCCAGGCGGGCGCTGTAGGCCTCGTCGTCTTCGCGGGGCTCCTGCGGCAGGTAGCGCTTGCCAGCGGCCTGCATTCCGAGCGTGCCAAGGCCAAGCTGCTCGATGAGCCGCCAGCGTGGCTCCATGCGCTGCCAGGCCAGCGATGGATCGTGAACCTGCAGCTCTTCGACAGTGGTGAGAGACAGGTTGTTCAGGCTGGCGGCGAAATTATGCACGCGCTTTTGGCCTAGGTTTCCGCTAGGCCAGGGCTTTCCTCACGGCATAACGGCTGATGTTGAGGTGCTGGGCGATGCGTGTCTGGCTGTAGCCGGAGCGGTGCAGGCGTTGGATGCGTTGCTGGCGGCTCTCGCTGAGCCAGAGCGCCACGCCGATCAGGACAATCAGCGGCAGCAGCAGCCACACGGCTGCGCAGGTGATGGTGGTCATGGGGTCAATGCAGTGGTGGTCGGTGGTGGGCGCTGCCCATCGCTTCCGACTACCAAACACTAGCCCATAGGCTCCGCTATGTCGAGCTAGTAGAGCCGCACGCCGCGCACAGCACGCCCGGCCGTTGGCCGACCCACCTCAAACAGGCGGTGGCACATGTAGCCCAGTCCATCAACCATGTGGTCGTAGCCAGCCTGCTTGTCGGGCTCACCTTTGTCGGTGTAGCTCTGCAGCTCCAGGCACTCGATCAGCTTGCGGCAGCGCGGATCAATCCACAGGCGGGTTTCGCCGTTGCCGTTCTCCAGCAGCGCCTGCACCGAAGCCACCCGATCGCGGATGGGCGGGTTAGCTGCCGGGGCCATGTTGCTGATGTCGTAGCTCTGCAGGATGGCGATGTCGCTGCGGCTGCTGTTGGTGCTGCGGTTGCGGCCTGAGGCATCCGGGTAGCCGAGCACCCGCGCCTGGGGGTGACGGCGGCGCAGCTCCTTGCCCAATGCGTCGGTGTCGTGAGCGGCGGCGATCTCGTCAACGATGAACAGCTCGCGGCCACGGCGCACACCCAGCACCGCATTGGTGTTGCCGACGTTGAAGTCGCAGCCCATCAGGATCGTCTCGTCATCCTCAATGGCGATGGGCAGCACATGGCGGTTGCGGTTGAAGCGGTCGTAGACCGTGCCGGTGGTCAGCGAGACGAACTCGCCGTTCAGGTACGCCTGAATCAGGTTGGCCGGGTAGTTGGCAATCAGGCTGGGGATGAAGTCGTCGGGCAGGTGCGGGTTGTCTGCGGTGCGAGCCTGAATCAGGCGCGTGTCGTCTTTGGCATCGCGCTTGAAGGTTTGGTAGGCCCAGCCGAAGCCCTCTGGTGTGGTGGCGGCATAGAACTGGCGGACGTGGCCAGCACGCAGACGGGCCAGGGCCATGCGGGCTGCGTTTTCGGCCACACGTTGCGGGGCGGTGTCGGCCTCGTCAAAGCCGATGGCGCAGAGGTTCTGACCCCGGATGCGGTTCCAGGTTTCCATGGTGCGCAGCAGGATCGTGTGCTGCCCCTCGGCAAAGGTGAGGGTGTATTCAGGCAGCGGGCTGACGCGGAAGGTGAAAGGGATTTCCCACTCTGTCAGCAGGTCGTCAAAGGTGCGCTCCAGGATGTCGCGCAGCATCGGCGCGACGGGTTCAAACAGGGCTGAGGCATAGCCGATGTTCTGCGCGGCCAGGGTGACGGCCTTGGCGACCAGGCCGTGGGTTTTGCCAGCACCGAAGCCGCAGACCAGGCCAATCTTGCGGTGGGTGATGTCATCGCAGAAGGCGAGTTGATGGGGCAGGAGGCTGGCGCGAACGCGGGCCAGGGCGTCAGCCGCTGATGGCGTTGACGAGTCAATCTCTGGGTTGAGAAAGTCAAGCAGGCCAGAGTGAGTGGTGATGCCGTCCAGCAGGCTGGGCATCAGCTCATCTCAAAGCGCAGCAGACGTGCCTGGTCTTCCAAGGCTTTCAGGGCAACGCTGAGCTGGTTGGCTTCTGATGCGCGGCGCTCGTATTCAACGAGGCGGGCGATGGCAGCAGCTAGCCATTGCGGGCGCTCCAGCTCGGCGTCCAGTTGCATCAACTGGCGTGCGCGAGCGATGTAATCATCAGCCTGACGAGCTGACACATCCCAGGTATTTGCAGCGTGCTGAACAATTTGATGCCTACTGTGCGCACGAAGTAGCAGGTCGTAGACAGCGTTGACCCGCTCGTCAATTTCTACGTTGGTGCTCTTCTTTGCCATGGCCGGAGTTTAACCGGAAGCGGGCATCAGGAGGATGCCATCAGCCGCGAGGATGTTGAGGCGCAGCTCGGCATCATCCAGGTTTTCAGCCCAAACGGTGGCCATGCGGTTGATGCGCTCTGGCGCAACGCGGTAGAGGAAGAGGTATTGCCCTTGCAGGGGATGAACCAGGGAAGAGGGAACGTAGGCACCGGTCAGCCGAAAGGAGCCGAGGAGGTTGATGGCGACGTGCTCAGCATCGGCCATGGTCAGCTCGGGCAGATCAATGACCAGGCCGAAGGGATCCCCATCGAAGGGGTGATTAGCGACGATGCTCCATGGTTCCATGGTCGTGGCGTTGTGGTTAGGTTGCCGCGAGGGGGATGATGGTGATGAGAGCGCCGGGGTGCTCTGCGGCGACGGTGTAGCGCTTGGTGAATGAGGAGATGGCGATGCGGGCGTCGTCTTGAAGGAGGCCAGCATCGACAAGAGCATCTTCAGTAGAGCGGAGGCATTTGCTGCCATCGGGTTTGACGCTGTGAAAGGTTGGCGCTGAGGGCTTGAGGGTGCCTTTGGCGGTGTAGTGCGACTTGGGACGGGGAAAGAGGAAGACGCAGGAGAGGGAGACGGGGCCGGTGATGGTGGGGTGATTGACGGCAATGGCGGCCTGCTGGACGAGGTAACGCCAGGGCTTGAGGTTCTTGCAGGATTCGACCATCACACCGTTGCCCACGTGGCGTTTGCTGCCCTGCGGTTGCGGTGCCATGCCGGCGACGGTGAAGGTGACGGCCTCAGGCTGCGCTTGTGCTGTCATTGCAGAGGCCAGGCCTGATCCGCTTGGTCAAGAAGCAGGAAAGCGGCTTGTTGATGACCCTGAGTGTTGAGAAATCCAGCCACGATGCGAAGCATGGCTGCGTAACGGCGCTGAGGCCCTAGCGGGGAAGGTGGTTCTGCGATGGCTGCGTTTTTCATGTGCTTCCAGAGTGGGTATGGGTCACTTGCGGGCCCAATGCGACTGGAATTGGGTTCAACCATTTTTCCCATCCAGCTCGCCACCCTCCACCCCAGGCACCGGCTTGATGGAGGAGCGGCCATAGCGGGCTAAGACGGCGCGGGCGTACTCCAGTGCAGCGGTGTTGAGTGCCACGCGGAAGATGCCTGGCTTCACCCTGCCACCCATCGCGTCTGAGCATGTTCTGGCGGCATAGGAGAACTCATCCCGCATGGTCTCGGGCATCAGCTCCAGCAGCTCTTTGTCGGTAGGCTGGTCAGTGACAGAGGCCGGTTCCCTGCCGTCGGGCACAGCCGGTCCATCTGGCTCGATAGCGGGGCGGCCAAAGCGGGCGAGGACGGCGCGGGCGAAGTGTTCGGCCATCTCTCCAAGGGTCTGGCAATCGTGAACAGCCATGACCTCTGAGTACAAAGCCACTGCTTCCACTTGCGTCGGCCCCTGCGGCTCGGGCTGGGCCAGGGCGGCGCGGGCTTCAGTTGCCAACGCATGAGTTTCGCGGCGATCATCCATCAGGAGCTGTCGATAATGATCCAGCTCGTCAGCCATGCGGGCGCACAGCGCACGAAAGTCAGTCATTGATCCAGTTCCTTGATCAGTTTCTTCAGCGCTTTGAACTCGCCCCACGAGAGCCTGATGGCTTGCTCGGCATGGCTACTCAGGTGAGCATCAAAGCCTTCGCCGTTGTGCCATAGCGACACCTCGATGAAATCATCAGGCTTGGCGAGATGATCGAACTTGCTCAGCGGTGCAAAGGCAGCGTCAAGCTTGTAGCGAGTGATGTCAGTCATTGCCACCCTCCAGCTCGGCGGCGATGGCGAGAAGCTCGACGCGGATCTCGTTGTTCTTGCGGGATCCGTTTGCCGGCACCACCTGATCCGCAGCAGCTCGCAGGGCGGCGGCTGCAATCATCCCTTCGTCGTTGGGGGCCTCCTGTTCGGCAGACCAATAGGCAGAGAAAGCAGCATCCATCACCGCCTGCGCGGCGCGGGAGAGGTTGGTCATCACAAAAGAAGTGCCTCCACCTGGCAGATGATGTTCTCGGGTACGGCTGGCGGGCGCGGCACCCAGCGATTGGAGACCCAGCCGGCTGGCCCCCATTCAGCGATCTGATCAAGCAGCTTGCGCCTTGGCGTGGTCTTCAGGAAACGCACCAAGGTGATGCCTGGGGCTAGGCCCCGACGTGCGGTGATGCGCAAGTGTGTGCCATTGCTGAGGCTATTGAACAGGACGTGTTCAGTGATGCTGGTCATGCCCCACGCACCTCCCAGAAGTGTTTGATCGTTGTCTCAGCTTCGCCTAGAGCAACGGCGAGCTGCTCTGCGGCCTTGAGCTGCTGGCGCTGATCAAGGATGTGCTCAGGGTAGGTGTAGGACTTGCGGCAACGGCGGGTGATTTTGTAGTCGTTCCATTCCATTGCCTCCTCTGCCTCACCTGCTTCCACCAGTTGATCCAGCGCGTCAAGGAGTTCTTGTCGTCGCGCTTGAAGGGCCTTTTCACTGTGGGCCAGCTCCGTCAACTCATCCAGTGTGGCCTCAAGTGAGGGCAAGGATGATGATTCCAGCGATGAGCAGGCAGGACCAGAGGAAGAGGATGGCATCAGCGTGGCGGCTGAGGAAGCTGCGGCGGGCTTGGCGGTGCGTGCGGCGGGCATGACGGATTGGGCGATGGGAGAAGGTTGGAAGCGTGGGCTCAGTCGTCGTCAACGCGGATGACACGGAAGAGCGCGTCGGGCCAGAGGTCATGAAGGTCGGCAGCGAGACGTGTGGCCTGCTCTTGCTGTTGGAAGACATTGGCGTCGGGGTTGAGGGGTGTATCGAGGAGGGGAAAGGTGGAGGACCAACCGGTAGCGGTGAGGGATTGGATGGCGTAGCTCATGGCTGCTGGGTGCAGGCGATCAGTTCGATGCCGGGGTGATGACGAAGGAAGGCGGCAGATACCTGCTCGGGGGACCAGGACGCATCGGCGCAGAGCATTTCGCTGATGGGCGTGATCTTGCTGGTCGCGCAACGCTCAAGGGCTGGCACGTAGGTGAGGAGGAAGGTCATGACGCGGGCCTCCAGCCGTTGCGATAGGCGAGTTCGATCAGGTACTGACGGCTGTGGCTGAAGTAGCGGATGCCGTGGTCTTGGAGGAACTCGACAGCGGGCTCCTCGTGGCAGTCGTCGTGGACGGCCTGCTTGAGCAGGGCTTGCAGCTCGTTAGGGCTAGTCATAACCACGGAAAGGATGGGGTTTCCATGCCGGGAGTGAGCTGCACGGTGTAGGGGATGCCGTCTGCCTGGAAGGCGTCGTGCAAGTCACCAGCGTCGTGCTGATGACTCCAGTCGGAGCGCAGGGCATTGACGAAGGTCACACGTTCTGCCTCCCGCTGACTGGGCGGGGTATCGGGCAGGACGGTGCAGAGCGGATGCTGCATGGCTGGTATGCGGTGGGGTCGCCCCCGTGTTCAGACAATAGGCTAGCCCAGTGCAGCCGTCAAGGGCTGACTAGGGAAGAGGGTGCCGGGATTCCGATGGGCCGCATGCCCTGTCCTGATTCCCCGTGAGGGTGTTGTATTCCGACCATCCCGGCAGGCCAATGGTGCCATGGGATGAAGGGAGAGGGAGCTAGGCGCGGCTAATCAGCGGCTAGAACGGCCTGAAGCGCTCTGCATAGAGGTCGCACGCATCCAGCCAAGCCTGCAGGCATTCGTCTGCGGTGTGGGTCTGGATGGTGAGGCTGCCGGGTTTGGACCAGAGCGTGAGGCAACGCGAGAAGAACAGGCCGTAGTGGTCGCCGATCATTTCGACACCGGCGCCGAGCTGGGGCCTGGTGTCGTAGGCGCTGCTGCCCGCGCTGCCTTGTGTCTTGAGATCAGCGGCGGCATAGGTGCCGTCAGGGAACTTGAGCACGAGGTCAGCGGTGCCGGCCACGTTGCGGCGCAGGCTGTAGGCCATCACTTCAGCGCCGATGACCTGCACTTGATCCCAGAGCGGGTGGGCCAGGAGCGGGTCGATCCAGGCGGTGTAGTCGGTTGGATCAGGTGGCTGGAAATCAGGCGGCGAAGGGTTCCAGCGCTGGTGAGCCATAGCTTCCAGCGTTTGGTGAATGGTGTTGCCGCGTGGTTCCCAGGTGTGACGGCTGGCCATGATCGCCTCCATTTGGGAGGGGGTCTTGGTGACCGCAGAGATCAGGGAGGTGACGGAAGTAGGGAAGACGTGGCCATCGGCCAGGCGGTAGACGTGCGCCTCGTCGCGGGTGATGGGGAGGGGGTTGAGCCAGGTGGCTGCAGTTGGGGTCAAGGTCACAGCGGTCTCAGTCGATAGGGGCATAGCTAGTCCTAGTGAGTAATGACTGCCACACCGCAACCGGGCGGCGGTTGGCGCATGGGCGGCTGGTTGGAGTCACGCGGTCCGTCTTGACAATCAGGCCGTCCACAGCCGCAGCACGCATCACGGCACCCATGGCGCGATGCTCGCGGGTGGTGAAGCCCAGGTCATCCAGCTCGGCCCAGACCTGATCGGCCGTGAACTCCGCTTGCGTTTCAGCCAGGTGCTGCACGATTGCCGTGGCAGCCGCTTTCCAGTCGCTGTTGGCAGCATCCCAAGCGCGGGACATGCCATCAGCCTTGTTGGCCTCACCGTCAAGCACCAGGGCGAGTTGCGTCACCATGGCGCCTCCGTGAGCGGCTGCTCCAAGGTCAACGGCAGCTCTGGGGCTTCAGCTGGTGTCGGCCCGGTCGCTGGGATGAAATCACGCGGGTCACTGATGGCAACCGCCTCTTCAGGCTCGGGGTCTCGCAGGAGGTTGCGGTAGGTCGAAGGGTTGCAGTGCGCAACGGTCGGGTAGTCGAAGTGCTCCAGCTGGCAGCGACCGGAATCGACCAGGCGCTGCAGCAGCTTGCGGGCAGCCAATGCCGAGCTGACAGGTTTTAGTGCCATGCGTGCATCCGCTCCCGCTTGTGCTCTTCCTCGGCCAAGGAGTGCAGGACAAAGCGTCCTGGCGTGACGCCTTCCACCGGCGGCGTGTAGGTGCAGTAGCGGCCGAACTCGTCGTAGCGACCGAGCGGGTAGGGATAGGCGCTGCGCAGCCGCGAGGCATCCAGCTGGTTCAGGGCAGCGTCAATGGACTGGGCCGCGATGGCCTTGTAGTCCGGCGGCGTGCCTTCGCGGGCGGCAATGGACACGGTGGCAAACACGAAATGGTTGGCCGCCTGAGGTTCGTAGAGCTTCATGTCAGAGCATCCACGAGGGCTTGGAGGACTGCGCAGGCTCGTGCCGCTCCAGTAGGGCTAGGTAGCACTCGTCTCTTAGCCAGCGAAACGCATCAGGCATGGCCACAGTGAACGCACGCTCGGTGCGCAGTTCGCGCTCCTGCACGTCCAGCTGCGCCTGCACGGCCCGCTGCAGGTCTTCAGCGGGGCAGTGGGCGGTGGCCTCGATCCAAGCGGCTAGGGCCAGGGGCTTGGACTGCTTCGCCGCCTTCACCGGAAGCGACTGATAGACCCGCCAGAAGGCTTCAAACTCAAGGGTGTAGTCAGGGCGCTTTTTACCCTCATTTCTACCCTTGGTTTTATTCTTTTTTTTTGGTTCAAGGGTTTCCACAAACCCGGAATCCAACAGCCCCTGCTGAGCAGGCGATCCTTGCTTGACCTGCTCCGTTGGCAGGTCTTGCATGGATGGTCCTACTAGAGGACTGGTTCCCGCACCGACACGGTAGGCGCGTACTGTACTCCCCTCTGTCAACTGCTCTGAGAGCAACAGGCAGATAAAGCCCTTCCTGTCTAGGTAGTTGGGCTTTGCGGCGTCGATTCTGTCCAGCAGGTCCGCTGGAATCGTGAAATTGAGCTGTGGCACGGCAGGTAGCTGAAAGGGTGATGCGAGGTAGCCGAGAGGTAGCCATCGGCTACGTCAGACACTAGCGGCAGCTAGCCGCAGATCAACCCCACTAGCGCGGCGCTGGCTGCGTCCCATGAATCCCGCCCTGCTAGCCAGGCGGCTGACATGAAAAAGCCCCGGTCGGGGCCGAGGCATCAGGCAGCCTTGTTCGGCCACCGTTTCGGGATTGGCGGGGCGCCTTCCATGGCGTCAAGGGCCACCTCCAGCAGGTGGGCGGCCAGGTTGCTGGTGCTGCGGCCTTGCTCATCGCTGAGCCGCTGCAGGCGATCAAGGACGGAATTGGAAACGGTGATACTCACCCGCTTGGGCGTGCGCATCATCGGTGCGGTGTTCGGAGTCATGAGGTCGAGGGGGCCAGCCGACGGCTAGCCAACTCTTGAAAACTAGGCTTGGCTAGCCGACATTTCCCGACTGCCGCGCATCTGCATCATGCGCCCACCTGCCGCTTGGCTCGCTCCAGTGCCTCCAGCGCCTCGTGCAGGTGCAACGCAAAAGCGTGCAGGTCAGGCTCCAGCTCCGGCGGCAGGGCATAGAACTCCCGCGCAGTGCGCAGGCAGTCCAGGGCAGCGGCAGCACCAGCGCCAAGGGCCTCGTAAGCAGGGCCGCTGGAGCCGAGCAGTTCAGCGAGGGTTGCGCGGCTGATCTGCTGCGCTGTAATCGGCAGGGTCGCAGTGTTCATGCGGGATCTCGGGGAGTGGCTGGACACCAACCCCATTCAAATAGGGCAGGCTACCTACTACCGTAGCCTATGGCCCAAGAGAACGCCCGAAATGAAAAGCCCTCGCGGGGGGGGGTGATGCGCGTTGCCCTGTATGCCCGCGTGTCCACCGGTAGCGAAGAACAGGAGCAGGCGCTGGTGCAGCAGCTCGACCGCCTGCGTGGCGCTGCCGCAGGTCAGGAGGTGCGCGAGTTCATTGACGTGATGAGCGGCGCCCGCGACGATCGCCCCCAGCTGGCAGCGCTGCTGGCCGCGTGCAAACGGGGTGAAGTTGACCGGGTGATCTGCACCCGCCTCGATCGCCTCAGCCGCTCCATGGCCCACGGGGCGCAGCTGCTGAGCTATTTCAGCGCCGACGACACACCAAGCCTGCTGGCCTTGGATGACTCGCTGGATCTGGCCACGGTGGGCGGGCGCCTGGTGGCGCGGATGCTGATCAGCCTGGGGCAGGCCGAAACGGAGCGCCTCAGTGAACGGGTCAGCCACGGCCGAGCGTTTCAGCGGCGCAATCTGATTCCGCTGGGGCCGGTCGCCCCGTATGGCTACCGCTTCAATGCGGACCGCAGCAACTACGAGCTGGATCCAGAGACGGCCGAGCACGCCCGCGCCGTGATGGCCAAGTTCTTGGAAAGTGGCCAGCTGAATCCAACCCTGCGCATGGCGCAAAGTCTGCCCAGGTGCCAGTGGAGCAGCGTGATCGGCCTGCGTGCCTGGCTGGTGAATCCGTCGTTGATCGGCTGCCGAGTCTACGGCCACGACGAGAAATACAGAGACAAGGACGGCCGGATGAAGACGCGACGCAAAAAGCCTGGCGTCTACAGCGAGGTCATCCCCGGCGCCCATGAGCCGCTGATCACGCCGTTGGAGCAGGCGCAGGCGGCAGCCTTGCTGGCAGAGCACGCCAACCGCAAGCGCTCGCCTCTGCTGCCTGGCTACGTGCGGGAATTGACGAAGCTGGTGCATTGCGCCCATTGCGGTCGGGTCATGGGCTACCAGCACCACGTCCGCCTGGGGCCGGTGTATCTGCGCTGCGTGTACTTCACCTGCAGCGCCAAGCCGAAGAACAGGATCAAGGTGGCCGTGGTGAAGGCTGCGATCTGGGCGCGACTGCGCCAGGCACGCGAGGAGCTGGTGGCGGTGCAGGTAGGCCACGGCCTCAGTGCCGAACGCTTGGTGGAAGCGCAGCGGCTGGAACGCCAGATTCGCGAGCTGCGGGCGATGGCCGACCCAGAGTTGCAGGCCGCGATTGATCGGAAGCTGCAGCGACTGGATGTGCTGCTGCAGGAGCAGGCGAGGAACGAGGAAATGGAGCACACGCCCGAACAGATGCGCCAAGCGCTCGGGGATCAGCGCTACTGGGAGCTGGCACAGAACGACCCGCAGCTGACGCGGCGCATGTTCACGGATTACGTGGAACGGGTGCTGGTGCGCGATCGCGCAGTTGAAACCGTGGTGCTGCGGCTGGATAAACACGGCGATGCGGCTGTGCCTGCCTAGGGGTAAGCTACCCACTACCGCAGCCAAACCAATGGAACACGACCGGTACCAGCACCCCTCGCTAGCCGCCCGCCAACGCTTTGGCCGCACCCTGACGGCCTGGGCCAACCGCAACGGCTGGATTCACAGCACGCTGCACGAGTGGGGCGAGCAGGCCGGCTTTCCCGCCGTGCGCGATTCCTCTTTTAACCGCCTGCAGAACGCCAAGACCGAGCAGCCCTCGCCGCTCACGTTCATCCAGCTGGCCCTGGCCAATGTCCGCGTGGCCGAGGGGGACTACAGCGGCATCACAGACCGTCAGCTGAAGGACCGGCTCAAGGAGTCCGAAGCCATCGCCGACCCGAGCGGCAAGCCGTGGGGTGCCATGGAGTTCTTTGGCCACTTCGTGGGCGAGCTGGACGCACCGGACTGGGCCACCGGCCCAAAGCCCCTATCGGTTGAGGAAGCGGCAGACCTCAGCCGTGAGCACCAAGCCCGCTTTGAGTCGATTGCTGCGGCCAAGGGGGTCACGCCTGCGGCCGGCTGGCGCGAGCTGGATGCCTGCTGCCAGGGCCTAACGGCCAGCCAGCGCGATCTGCTGCGCAATGTCCTGTCGGGTTGGCACAGCTGGACACCGCAGGAATGGGAAGCGATCTGCGGCACCAACAGCGACCCGGTTGCGGATGCGCTAGCGGCGTGGGAGAAGGCTTGACTACTAGGGGAAGCTAGCCTAGTGTGATCGGGATGCCGCAGCGACGCGGCACCGAGAACCCGCATCCATGACTGACTTCCCCAACTTGGGAGGTGTCATCACATCCGATGACATCTCCAGCAAAGGCACCGGCAGCTATGCCGCTGACTATGTGAACTGGGCCAAAATCGCCCACCTGCTCCACGTCCATGCCCCCGGCTGGCAGTTTGCGCTGCGCACTGCCCCCGATGGTGGCCACGCCTGGCAGGCGCCTGATGGCTCCGGCTACGTGGTCGGCTATTTCCAGAACGGCGACCAGATCACGCCTGATTTTCCGCAGGCGTGCATGGACAACCGCAACAACCCCATTGCGTCTGAGCGCATTACGGCGCGGACGCTGACCGACACCCACCGCCGCTGCCTCTGCACCGCTGCGGCCTTCACCTTTGGCCTTGGCTACGAGCTGTGGGCGCGTGTCGAGGTGGAAAACCCCATGCGCGATGACGACGCACCGGCGGCTAGCGCTGCCAAGGCGCAGCCCGCCAAAACCACCCCAGCCAACCGCCTACCCGGCAACCCAGCCCCTGGCGGCGTACGCCTCAGCGCTGCCGAAGTGCAGGAGCTGGTGCAGGCGGTGGTCAGGCTCAGCGAAGAGCAGCGCACCGGTGTGGTCGCCGCTTTTCAGGAGCACTTCTGCCTGCCGGCTGACAAGAAGGCCGCCGACTACATCAAGACCGCCGCGCACCGCGATTTCCTGATGGCACAGATCCATGCCGCAGCCGCCTGATGACCACATCCGACTTGCTCTCGCGCATGTATCCGCTGCCTGCGAGGGCCTTGAGCGAACAATCCACGAGGCTTACGCAAATGCTGCATACGATGCCCGCATCACGGCCTATGGCAACATCTGCGCCAAGCGGGCATTGCTCCAGCGGATCCGCGCCGATCTCAACCTGCTCCAGCGCTCCGTATCTGCACCGGGTCTGCTGGCTGCTGAATCGTGATGGCTTCTATTTGACACAGATTTGCGGCACAACGCTGCAATGGGATGCAAATGCGGACGCTGTACCGCTGGAACATCGCTTTTCTAGCTTTAACCATGCCAAAACGATTTGGCTTCGCCTAAAGGAAATCGCTGCAGTGCAAGCTGACGGCTTGTCAATTCGCCCTGTTGATTTCTATGCCCACCGCTCCAGCCCTCAACTCTGGTGTGCCTGCGATGACTAGCACTAGCGAGGCCCAGCCACGTCGCCGCTATGCCCGCAGCACCCGCAGCGTCCAGGTCGGTGTTCACCTCTGGCCTGACGTGATGGAGCTGATTCGCCAGCACGCAGACGAGCATCAGCTCACCCCCAGCGGCGCCGTGCATGACTGCCTGCGCCGTTACTTCAAGCTTCCTTCCATCAACTGATCATGTCTTCTGATTTCAAAGCCGCCCTGCCAATCCCCCTTAAGTGGAGCACCAGCGACAACCGCTACGACCAGACCGGCAAGCAGCCGCGTGCGCTGAGCCTGTTCATTCCCCGCGATTCGGCGGTGGCCTTGGCGCAATACATCATGAACAGCGCTGACGACAACGAGCGCCAGAAGACCGGCAAGGTCTGGGACTACGACAAGAAGGCCGAGGTGGAAGTCCAAGGCTTCTACATCAACGGCAAAGGCCGCGAGGGCAACGGCGGCGACTTCGGCACTATCAACCCGGCTGCCAACACCGCAGCCCTGCCGGCCAACATGCCCTTTTGATGGCCCAGCGTGAGCGTCTGGCGCTCAGTCGCTACCAGGCCGTTGAGACCTACCGCGATCACAACGGCCGGTGCTTCATCGCCTACAACGACGGCGCCTGCGTGTTCATCCGAGACCTGCCAGAGCTACGGCGGTTCCTCAAGGTGCCCAAAGGTTTGCCAATGCGGGAACGCTTGGACAGCTGGCTTGCGGCCCTGAGCGATCAGGACGCCAAGCGGCAGCAACCTAGACCCGATGGCCTCAGCCCTGAACTGCTGGCCACCGGGTTTGGCCCTGAAGTCCACGGCCTGGACGAGACCGACCCGAACTACCAGACACGCACCGTCATCTGATGAATCCTTGCGATCCGCTCGTGCAGCAGGCACGCCAAGACCTCCTGGAAGCGGCCTACATGCTCAACGGTCGCGGCAGCAACATCAAGCCTCACCCCATGCGCGGCCTTTACACCGCGCTCACCCTCACCACGGCCTATGACTGCCTCAGCAAAGCCAACCCCAGCAATCGAGGATCTGCTGGCTGAATGGTGGCGCGATTCCTATCCGCACGCCGCCCCGATCAACAACCAGACCGCTGCCCTTATGACGCAATTTGCGTCGTGGCTGCTGGCCATGAAGTCCCGTGAAATCAAGCCCTGACATGCACGACAGCTCTGCCGATTGGCTGCTGCACCAATCGCACAACTACCCACTGCTGACCGCTGAGCAGGAGATCATCTTCAGCCGCCACATCCAGCAATGGCTGCTGCTGCGCAATGCGGCCAACCCCTCAACACGGGAGCAGGCCATCATTCGGCGAGGTCGCCGCGCCTACGACCGCTTCTTCCTCTCCAACATCCGCATGGTGGTTCACATGGCGAACCGCTATCAGCGTTTCACCGGCACTCTCGGCCTTGACGACCTGATCCAAGAGGGCCTGATCGGCCTGGAGCGGGCGATCGTCAAATACGACGCGACGCGGGGTTACAAGTTCTCGACCTATGCCTTCAACTGGATCCGCCAGAGCATCAACCGCAGCCTCAGCAGCAAGAGCCGCACGATCCGCCTGCCGGATAACGCCATCTTGGTGATCAAGAAGGCATTCGACTACATGACCACTTACGAGCGGCAGCATGGCCGCCGGCCGACGCTGGAACAGATGGCCGAGCACTGCAACACCAGCCCGCACACCCTGCGCGGCTATTTGCCGCACGGCGCCCCGGTGATCTCCCTGGACGATCGCGCCCGCAACGACAGCCGCTCGGAGTCGTCAACCCTGCTGGAGCTGATCGCCGACGAGGTGGCCACCAATGACCTGGACGAATACGGCCACATGGCGCCATTGGTGCAGCAACTGCTGGCCGATCTGCCCGAGATGGATCGCGTCATCGTGCAGCGGCTCTACATGAACCCCAACGGCGAAAGCTGCAGCCTCAACTCACTGTCTCAGGAGTTTGGCGTGTCCCGCCAGGCGATCAGCCTGAGGCATCGCAATGCCTTGCGTCGCCTGCGCCTGCAGCTCAATCGCGCAGAGCTGCTTGGCACTCCAGAGCTGCAATATGCCGTGTAGCGCTGCGGATGATCAGATCCTGGTGCATGGCCAACTCACACAGCTGCAGCAGCAGCTTCTGCGCCTGCGCTAAGTCGTAGCCCTCAACAGCTCGCCGCTGACGCTCCAGCGTCAACAGGTGCTCTGGCCCCGGCTGCGGGATCATCCACTCGCCCCACGTCATAGGGAACCTAGGCAGCTGTTCTCTATGTTTCCGGTGGAAAATAAAATAATTGTGGAAAGATTAGAGCGCAACGGTGAAGAAGTCTGGCGGGTGTGCGGTCTTGGTTACTGCACAGAACACCGCCAGCGGTGGCAGGCTGAAGTGCTGCTGGAATGCCTGCTGGTGGCCAAAGGCTTGTCTACACAGTCGGGGTGCAAGTGATTTCAACGCCCCCGCGATTGCGGGGACGCAGTGTGAGCCAGATGCCACCCAGCGATTTTGGCATCACGATGCGTTCCACCGCCCAACCGCCAGTTCCTCCGAATTCTTGCTTGTAGGTGCCGCATTGAACGTGCCAGCGCTGCTCCACCCAGGCGCGGCCGTTTTGATCGACGCGATAACAGGAGTGTGCGACAACACTGCGCTCGTGGTTGTGGCCATTTACGAGAATGTCGGCGTCTGGAGCGATCGAGGCATAGCGGCCACCGCCCATGGTGCCCTTCGTAACAATGCCACCCCATGCGCCGTGATGGAAGAACAACATGCAGCGCCTGGTCCTGCTATTGCCGTCTTGTGTAAAGCTGAACCTAAGCCAACCCTGATAGCCCATGTGCTCAATGTTGCTGCCGTTGTTGCGCATCAGCCGCACAACATTCTCCAGCGGGTCGATTTCCTGGTTGCTGCTAACTGCTGTTTCATGATTGCCGTCGCCTGCCATCAAAATAATGTCTTGCCATGGCTTGAAGAACTCTGCCGCCTCACTAAATACAAGGTCGAAATAGTTGCCGCCTAAATGCTCGGGGCGAATGTCGCCCTTGCTTGCTCTGCGGTCTTTCTTACCTTGCATCAAACAGAGCACGTCTCCGAACATAAGGACGTGGCCGTTCTGGGCGCGGCATTCATCGAGGTGTTTACTTAGCAGCTTGCGGTCACACTTCGGGTTGTCTAAGTGGATGTCACTCAGCAGCAGGAATGTCGCTGTTTCGCTAAAGGTTGAATAAGGGATGCGCAGCTCTAGCAGCTCGGGCGTCCTGCGGATTGAGGATAAAGTCACAAGACGCAGCGCCATGGTGCTGCCTCTAGGTTGCTGGGCTAGCGATAATCGCCCAGCCAGTGCCGGGGCCTTCCACCATCCACCTCGGCCCCCAGTTCTTGCGGCTGTAGGCCAGGCCAGCGCCACGGTTGCCGGCATAGGTGCCCTCGGCAACCAGCATCTCGCCCCAGGGATCGTTGACGATCACCGCCGTTGGCGTGGTGCCGATCACGATCAACCAGTGCCCGCCGCCGGTGGGTGCAGAGCTGGGGCCGTGATGCAGGAAGCCGCACGGCACCGGCACGCCCTTGGCGATCTGCTGCTCCAGGTCGCTCCACGTGCAATCCTGTCGAAAGCTGGCCTTGATGCCGTAGCTGGCCAGTGCCTTGATCTGCGCGGCAGGGTCGGTGGTGTCGCCGAACTGCATCACCCGCTTCAGGTATTGATCATCGCCGTTGGGGCCGCTCAGCAGTCCCGGCCGCACGGTGGCCACGAGCATGGCGCAGCTGCTGCTGAAGCACATGCGCGAGGCTTGACCAGCCACCTGGCTATCGCGCTGGCTGTAGTACGGCACCTTCAGCGGATTGCTTGGCGACGCTGCTTGCACTGGGGGGGCAGTCCCGCAGAACAAGGCCACCTCTGCAGCGCGGCGGCGCTCCAGTCCCGGCAGCACGGCCTCACCGGCATGACGCCAGCGGGGCAGCTCCTCGCGCACCACCTTGCAGGGTTCTTCGCCAGCCAGCAGCCGCTTGCGCAGCGTGCTTGTTTCCAATGCCCCCAGGCCGACGTTGTAGGCAAAGCTGATCAACGCTGCCACCTGCTCACGGCGCCACTTTGCGGCCAGCGGCAGCAGCTGCAGCACGCCAGGGCCAAACAGATTCTCGACATCGTTGCGCAGCAACTCATCGGCCTGGGCCTGACTGATCGTCTCGCCCATCCGCACCGCACCATTGCCATGGCGGGTGGTGCCGTAGCCGATGGTTGGCACGCCTGCTGCGTCCTTGTAGGCACTCAAGCGGCAGCCTTCCCAGGTCTGGATGATCTTCAGCGCTGGCGCCAGCCAGGCCGGTGGTGGGCTGTCCTTGGTTGCTGGTGCGGAGCGGTACAGCTGCGCAAACTCCTCCAGCAGCTGCGGCGGCACCTTCTCCTGCAGGGCATTCCACGCGGCGATCTGATGCGGCAGCTCGCGGTAATGCCGCGCCGCGTCTGTCAGCCGGATCACTGGCGTGACTCCAGCACGGCGACCCGCTGCTCCAATGTGTTCAGCCGTGGGTACAGCTCCTGGCGGTCGCTCTTGATCTCGGCGCGGAGCAAGCTGACCTCACCGGCAATGTGCTCGACCGCCGCAGTCAGGCGCACCACAGACTTGGCGGCCTCGTCATCGCGCCGCATGAAGTTGCCAACGCTGCTGGCACCGATAGCGCAGCAGGCGCCCACCACTGCTGCCCAGATCTCAATCACCGCCGGCCCCTGCGCTTGGTCTGGCTGTTGGCTTCAGCCATGCCCCTGATGGCGCCAACGATCAGCTGAATCCAGCCGTTGGCCTTGATGCCGGGGGCCAGGCTCAGCAGCTCGCTGCCGGCCAGCAGGGTTACGGCAATGGCACTGATGTCTTCAGCCGAAGGCAGCGTCACGAGGAACCGGCATCTGTGCCTAAGTTGCCCCGACTGATCAATCGTGCGCCTTGATCATCACGTAGCCGCTCGTCACGCCTGAGCCGGCGGTGCTCACCCTGACGCGCATCAGTGCTGCGTTGATGTCCTGCACCGTCAGCTGCACCGTGGAGCTGGCCACAGCGGTGAGCGGGGTGCCGATCGCGTACCAGCTGGCGCCGTTGTCGTCGCTGCCCTCCATCTGAAGCGCTGGTGCCGTGGTGGTGATTGCGCCGACGTTGACCACCAGCTGGGCGCGGTTGCCGGCATCCCTGGTGTCCAGGCTTGGCGTTGTGCTGTTGAGCGTGGTGAGCACGATCGAGCGGTCAATTAGCTGGCGCACGGCCTCAGAGCTGTTGCTGTTCTGCAGGCGGTTGATTGCCCTGGTGAAGCTCGGGCTGGTGCCGCCCACGGTCTGCACGTAACGCACCCGGTTGCCGACAATCCTGATGAGCGGTGAGCGGTAGATGCCTGTGCCGGTGATTCGCGGGAAGTCGTAGACCTTGAACCAGTTGCCGCCCGAATCGTCGGATTCTTCGATCGCCACATCCAGCGTTGGCGTGGTGCCGCTGACTGCAGTGACCGGGATGCTGACGCTGTAGCTGGTGCCAAACGTCGGTGTGAACGCCGCCGTGGTCGTGGTTGTTGTCAACGCGGCTGAGGCCACATCCGCGATGATGCCCGGCAACGCCAGGTTGGCGGAGGTGACGGCTGCGACGGTGCCGGTGCCGATGTTGGCGGTGACGGTGCCGCTCACCGGCTGGGTGCCCAACGCACCGCCCAGCACCTGCACCGGCAGCGCATTGCTGCCGACAGGATCGCTACTGGCTACTCGGATCTTCTGCCGTCCCTGATCCTCAATCTGAATGAATCCAGTCGTCAGTGTGGTGGTGCTGGCCGGCGCAGTGCTGCCGTTCTGCACCACGATGAACAGGTACAGCACCGTCTCGGGATCGGGGACGTTCTCGATCCTGCTGGCTCGGTTTGTCCACTGATAGCCGGTGTTGCTGGCCACCAGCGCATCAGAGAATCCGGCCGTGAATACGTCGAAGTTGATCTGCCCGACATGGCCAGGCGATGCAGTGGTGTTGATCGTGGCGGTCGTGTTGCCACTGTTCCAGCCGCGGCGTTGTGAGTCGAAGCTGGCATTGGTCGCAGTAGTGCCGCTGTACTCCAACTGGATGTAGTTCCAGCCGTACAGGGTCAGGGTGCCGCTGCCGGATGCCGGCCATGCTGCGACGGTGAAGGTGACTGTGAGCCCTGAGACGCTGGCAATGGCATAGCGGCCTGGGATGCCAGCGGCGCCAGTGATTCGCGACAGTCGCACGCTCTGGCCGACATTGGCCGCTGTGAACGGGTTGATAGTGGGGAAAGTGACCGTGACGCTGGTGGCGCTGTTGATTGCGTAGGACAGCGCCTCACCAATCAGATCAGCCAGCTCAAACCTGAATGTCTGGTTGGCGATCCTCTGAGACAGGATCACCTTCAGGCGTGCCAGCAACGAGCCTGAGAACGTATCAATCGAGCGGATCACCGTTTCGCTGTTGGCGGTGGTGCCGGTCGTGATGACAAGGTTCCCGGCCGACTGGTTCACCGTCATGCCGCTGCCCGTCTGCAGCAGGGTGAAATCCTCAGCCGCTTTGCCGACGATCCCGCTGCCGACTTCAGCAAAGCCCGCACGCATGAATGCCGGGTTGCTGTTGGTGACCGGCACAGGCGAGGCCCGCAGCTCGCTGTTAGTCAGTCCGCCACCGCCAGCCGGCAACACCACCGGCAGCCGGCCGCTGTCCAGCGCTGGAAGCTTTCCGTTCACTGCTGCCAGCGTCGTCTCTGTTGCGGCGCCAGTCGGGAGCGGTAGGGCGCTGGCGCTCACCGGCTGCGTGGCCTGCCAGAACGTGCCGCTCACCGGCACTGCCGTGGCTCGTAGCTCGGTGTCAGTCAGCGGGCCAGAGACCGTGGGGGTTCCACTGATAGTGACCGCAGGAGTTCCACTGATCGAAACAGTTCCACTGATCGGCTGAGTCCCCTGCCAGAACGTGCCAGACACCGGCACCGCCGTGGCGCGGAGTTGCGTGTCCGTAAGCGGGCCACTGACAGGCACTGCCGCGGCGCGGAGCTGAGTGTCGGTGAGGGGGCCTGAAACGGCAGCAGTGCCGCTGATTGAGACTGCCGGTGTGCCGCTGAGTGACACACTGCCGCTGATCGGCTGCGTGGCCTGCCAGAAGGTGCCAGACACCGGCACGGTCTGGTCGTTGGCAATGTTGACCGAGACGCTGTTGGCGGTGGTCTTCGCGCCAGTGCGAGCCTCCAGCCAGGTCTTGATTGCAGTGACTGTGGCGTCAAGGGCGAGCGCCCCAAAAGCGTTGCGGAGTGCCATTAGGAAAGTCCGTCCTCGATCCAGAGCGTGAGGTCATTGCCTGAGGTGTCCCACCAGGCGTAGGTGGTGAGGCCACTGATCTGGCCGGCGCTTGGCTGCGTCGCTTGAATGAACGTCGGGCTGCCTCCGCTAGTGCCAGACGACCCCGGCGGTCCCTGCGGGCCTGGCGTGATCAGCTCGATGACATTGAGAGCCGTCTCGGTGACCAGCACCTGCTGTGTCGTGGTGATTTCGGTTGCCATGTTCATGCCGGTGCTGAATAGCCCTCGCTCGGCCTAGCGATGCCTTCGAGGTAATACTCACGCAACCCACTCGGGTTGATCAGCATCACGTCGTAGTAATACTCCGCAGCGGTCATGTTGACCGTCACGGTGTGCGGCAGCCTCAGCGACACCTGGCCATTGGCCGCGCTGGTAACGGTGACGGTGAAATCACCCACCTTTGCAGTGCGGGCCTTGTCCCACATCTGGGCCACCACCGTCCAGCCGGTCAGGTTGATGGCTGCGCCGGTGCTGTCCTTGAACGTGACGGCCAGCGGATAATCCGCCCGCCGCTGCGGCCTGATCAGGAGTGACGCGGGTGTGATCGCCATACTCAAAGTTGCCTGCCGCCACAGGCTCAATCCACGATCTTCTCTGAGTTGGCCTGGATGTCCACGCGCATCTGCGCCCGTGGCCCAACACCCTGCGGCACATTGATGCTGATCGCATTGCTGCCGGGATAGGCCCACAGCAGGCGGCCAGCCACCTCCTGCAAGCTCACGCCCTCATCAGTCCACTGCACCAGGTACAGCGTCCAGCGAGTGAAAGCGTGCTCCTTGCTGTACTGGCGGATCGGCACCAGCTCAGGGTCGCGCACGATCACGCATTCCAGCCCCGTCACGGTGGTGCCTGCCGGCAGGCTTTCACCGGTGGCGCGAACGCTGATCGCTGGTGTTGTGGCCCCATTGGCCAGCCTGTAGACACCGAGCACATCCACCAGCGTGGTTTCCAGCTCAGTTCGTAGCGTCAGCACGTTCATGCCCCGAGGTTGCCCCCGAGACCAGCAACAACCCGGCTTCTAGCCAACCCGCCAGTGGTCGCTTCGGCACCTGCACCTCATAGGTGGCAAGGCTGCGGTCTATGTCCCTCAGCACGAAATCACCGTGAGCGCAGCCGGTTGTCATCACCAGGCCGCCACGGATGTTGCGTCCCTCCCAGCTGGGGGCCAGCACCCACACCCGGCCGTCATCACTGCGCAGGGCGCGGATGCTTGGCGCCTTGGCGCTTTCGCTGGCACTGGCCAGCACGGCACGCCACGCCACCAGCAGAACAGGCGGCGCTTTGCCCTCATGCCGCAGCGCCAAGGCCACAGCAGCCACCTCGGGTGATAGCTGCGCCTTCTGCTGCTCTTGCTCGCGGAACAGCGCAAAATCGGCGGGTGAGAAGGCTTTGCTTTTGTTGGGGTCGCGGTTGATGTTGGCGGTCAGCGCCGCAAGGTTGGCAACCGGCAGCTCAGCCAGCGCCATTTCCTCGCGCTTGAGGGTCTGCAGCGCCTTCCAGGCCGTCAGCACCGTCACCCGCAGTTCGCGGCTGTAGGTGCGTCGCTGGAACTGACCGGGGAAGCCTCGCGCTAGTTCCCAGAAGAGCGCCGCCCAGTCCGTTTGTGGCCGGTCGGCGTGACCGGCTGCGGCTTTCCCAGTTCTTCCTCGCTTGGTGGTGTACTGGGCAGCTCCTCGGCGGCCTGCTCATCCTGCGCCAGCTGCCAGAGGCCATCAAACAAGGGCTTGTCCATCTTGCGCGTGTCATCCAGCGTCCAGGCCGGCAGGTTGCAGCGACTGCGCACCAATGCCGTGACAGTGGCCTCCAGGTTGGCCTGACCGGCTTTCGCATAGACGCGGGCCACCTCGGCAATCCGCTCGGCATGGCGCACGCGAATCAAATTCGCCTCGGGCT